TCACGTCGTGCGTTATCAACCGCAGGACGACCCATCCCCAGTTGATTGCCGCCGAATGCATGCAAGAAGCGGATGCGATGACCTACGTCATGCAGGCCAAACACGGTTCCGAGGATTCCATACGGCCGCACGTAGAGGCGCGGTGGACCGATGGTTGGGTCTGAGCCGAAGACCTCATCAAGCCAACCACCAGGCAGTACCCCGCGCGCGAACCCGCCCTCAAAGACCGGAGGACTGAACGCCAGCGAATCCCAGCCCGGCGGGAAGAGGAACCGGATCTTGTTTTCGAGGGTCGGGACGCCGAACACGTCGTGCGCCGAACCAAATACAAAAACGAACTTGCCGTAGTCCTGATTGATGAAGTCGAACGGCAGTAACGGAGTCGGTGCCTCGTATCCAGGAGCACCGAACTTGAACAGCAGCGAACGCCCGACAGCCGGACGCCCCAGCTGCAGCTGCGTCCACCCAAAGGGCGAGACCGTCTGCTGGAGATCGCTCTTGTTGGCGATCCGCAGACCACCCCACTGCGTAGCATCAAGGCCAGGTGGACGTACGTACGGCGAGTAGTGAACGGTTGCAGTGCCACTCGCGAACGCGAGCATCCCCGGCGGGTAGAGCTGCTGCCCTCCGCCTACGGGAGTGAACTGGAAGTGAAGCAGATCGCCGCGCGCAGAGGCGGGGATCGGAGTGATGAAGTTGAACGGAAGTCTGGTCCCGACGAACGGAACACCGAATGGCGGCGCAGCTATCCCGACGGGCAGCGCGGTCTGATCATTCGCCGGAAGAGCGTACACATACGGCCGCCCATACACCGCGAAGTTGTTGCCAAGCGGTGCAATGGTCGCTGCGCGGTTGGCCACACGCGGAGCGCCGACGGCCGCTGAATCGAAGCCGCGCCCACCGACGTACTGAGTAACGCCGACGGGGAGAAATACAAAATCGAGCGTGCCGGTGGACGCGGCACTGAAATCGAAATTCAGGGTAGGTGGTGGCAGATAAGCCACGACTACCTCACACAGGCGCTACACGATCGTAGATCAACCCGTTGTACAGCGCGCCGCCTTCGGGGTCGAGAGCGATCACGTAGTAATCGATGCTCGCCTGACGCTGATTGGGAAACGCGAACAGCCCGGCTGCATTCGTGCGGGTCTCGGCAACGAAGAAGCCGGATGCGCGCTCGTAGACACGTACCACGGCGTTCGGCACCGGATTCCCCGCTTCCTTCACCGAACCCGAGAACGTACCAGGCGTAGGCACTGGTTGAAGATAACCGACGCGCGTCGACCTGGCGAGCCACGGTGCCATAACCTTCGCAAACGACGGACCGGAAGCCATCGGTACTTTATAACTGCAAAGCTCCGGTGCCAGGGCAGCGAGCTTAGTACCGAGGTCAGCCATGCATCACCACGTATCCGATGTTTCTATCGCGACCACGCCCCACGGCGTTTGGAGGAGCAAGAATTCCTTCCCCGCGTACTCGCCATTGCCGACTACTTTTGTACCGTGATACTGCGTACCGCTGGTGAACATCGGCACCCAAACGCCAGGGACTGTGCCGCGATAGTAAAACCCCTCGCTGGCAGTCACCGGACTAAAGTACACGCTATTGTCGATCGGATTCGGGTTTCCGGCTATCGGGTAGTTGTAGTAATAGCAGCCGTACGTACAGGTACCACCGTTGATGTTGTAGACATTGTTGTTGCTGAATATGCCCTGCTCGAAGCGCGACAGATCGTGCTGCGTAGTGGCAGGCACACCAGGACCGATGCCCGAATACGACCGTGCCCAGACTTTTCCATGCTGATATTGCCAACCACCTGGTGTGGCTACGAACGGCGACTCGCTGATAGCGCAGTGCGAAGCTACGCAAGTGGCTGCACTAGGACTAGTAGTCCAGCTACCCGGCCAATGATTAGAATCAACAACAAACGCCGCACCAACAAGTATCGATGCGTACGCATCGTTAATCCGCGCAGCCTTGACGTCCCCAAAATACCAGCACGCACCAGCGCTGCTGTCGACAGCTGAGCTCCACTGCGTCCACATGAAAACGAACTTGTCCGACGCCACGACCCACCACGTACGCGGCCCCGCGATGTTGTTGTGCTTCGGCAGATAGAGTCCGCCAGGAATGAGTGCATCAGAAGGAGACACCCACTCGCCAACGTTCCAGTCCGTGGCGTTGCCGACGACGTGCACACGCGGGTACGCACCACCGGAATCGTCCACTGACAAGTAGTGCCGATTGCCAACAGGGGCACGATACGCCGCACCTGTCGTGCTATTCGAGAACGCCTTCGCCCAACCCGACGACACCTTCGAACCGTACCCGTTTACCAGACACGCATCGAGCACGTTGATGAGCGAGCCGGACGACTCGTTCAGCACGGGCGCGCTGGCATCGGTGGAGGTGTAGACGCGAACAGTCATTACCAGGTATCCGAAGTTTCGATATGGAACTGCGAGCCCCATATGTTCACGCAGATGAACGTCTTCCCAACCATATCGCCGGTGCCGGTGTACGTATCCAGCTGCGCAGGCTTGGTGCTGAACGTCTGCAGCACGTAGATACCAGGCAGCCGACCGCGCACGACGAGGGGTTCGTGCGCCCAGATCGGGCTGAGGTACATGCCGCCGCTGGCGGGCGACGGATAGATCAGCCCGGAATTAAGATCGCTGTTGCCGTTGGTGTAGGCGTACGAATTGAGCCAGGTGCCGTTAGTGCTGTAGCCGAGGCGCGAAAAATTGATGTGCTTACTGGCCGCGACGCAACTACCAAGCCCAGTGTATGTGCGCGGCAGCCAATGCCCTGGCAAGGTGTGGCTGACGAACGAGTAGTACGGAGCAGCCGTAGTCGAAGGGGCGTTGCTGGCGGTAGTGGTCTGACTAACCCCGGTCGCTCCCATGAGCAGGGTGTTGAACGTATCTCCCGGTTTCTCCGTAAGGAAATCACCGAAGAGGAACCACGACCCGTTAACGTGCGTAGGATTAGCATCGTACGACGTAAAGAAATAAAGCATCTTCGTCGTCGCCACGACCACCCAAGTCTGGCTACCCGCCACATTGTTAGTCTTGTGGAAGTATGCCCCTCCGGCTTGCAGCGCGTCCGTCGGAAACAACCCAGTGCCGGTGTTGTATGCCGTCGCGACTTCGAAGCCACGCGCGCGAGCACAATTCGGCTGCGTGTCGTCGATGTTCAGATAGAACCCGTTGCTGCCCGTACCTTGTCGATACACCGCGCCGGTAGTGCTGAGAAAAAACGGCTTCGTCCAACCCGCAGCAGCCTTGGCACCGTAGCCACTGACTAGACACGCATCCAAGACCGCAATGAGCGAACCAGCGACGTTGTTCAGCACCGGCGCGCTGGCGTCGCTCGACTTGTAAACATTGATCGTCACAACAGACCTACAAGCGGAAGATCTTGTTCGCGCCGTTGTCCCACGTAACGATGATGTCGCCGCCGTTCGGCGTAATCGGCAAACCCGTCGCCGTGTCGATGTAAGCGATCAGCGGCGACGCGGCATCGCCGGTGCCCTTGTCCTGATAAATGACGATCGCCTCGATCGAGTTACCGGACACGGTGCTGAACGTCACGTCGTCCGCATCCGCAGCACCGCCAACAATCGGCAGGTTAGGCGAGCCGGAGCCGGACCAGACAAGCTGGATGCCGCCGCCAGTGGCAGGAGCGATGACGCTGCCGTTCTGATTCACCGAATTGAAAAACTGGTGCGCGGCGCTGAAGCTGTACTTGCCCGCAGCAGTATCGACCAGACAACACCTGATGGTCGCCGTGGCCCAGTTGATCTGCGCGCCGAGAAAGAGCTCGCGGCCCTTGTCGTACAGTGTGTTCGCCATCTTGAGCTCCTCGAATTAGTACCTCGGTGCTACCGATCCTGCCGCGACAGTCTGTCGTAGCGCAGCGGCGGCGCGGCGGAAATCGCCGACCGTCACCGTCCCTGCGAGCGTAGTAAGCGCCGTCGCCGAGTCGTCGCTGCTGGGCTGAAAACCAATCGGCCCGCCGAGCTTGGCGAACGGAGCGAGGCACTGTTCCAAATCCTTGATGCGCCGCTTGAGTTGATGCGGGTCGTCATCCATTTCCTAGATGCCCCCATAGCGAACCACGCGAACCTTGTGCTTGTACTGCTCCTTCTCCTGTCGAGCCTGGAGACAGTACGTCAGAAACTTGGCCTGCTCTTCCATCGCCTTCACCTTGTCGAACGTCTCTGCATCCTGCTTGCTGTAGGCGAGGTACTTCATCCAGCACAGCAAGTACAGATGGTGGTGATCCTTGACGTCGGCGAACTCCTGACCGAGATCGGTAATGTCGTCGAGCGGCAGGCGCTCGACCAGCAGCCGCACCTGATAGTCGACGTCGGGGATACCCACCCACTTGGCGATGTCATCCTGAATGCCGATCACCAGGTAGCGCACCTTGCCGACCGTCGCCACCGTGGTGAACTGCCGGATCAAGCCGTAGTCCTCGTCCTGCATGAACGGCTCGTCCTGCATGTTGACGACCTTGACCGTCTCGCCCTTCGGCTCCAGGTGCGCCGCGCGGATGAACAGGATCTTCGGATGCAGCTGCGAGATCTCGACGTTCGCCTTCGCCGTGACCAGGCACACCGCGTCGGTGTAGTAATCGGGGATGCCGCCAATGCGCCGCACGAACGTCGTGTACGCATCATTCATGTAGCTGAAGACTTCGATGTCCGACCAGAGATACGGCGCGACGTTATCGGTCGTGTCGGCGCGGAACAGGTTGTAGAGCTGCGTCGAGTTCACGCGGTCTCGTCGGTCTGATTATGCCGAAACTTCCGCCACGCCTCATCGCGCTCGGGAATGGCGATCTCAAAATCGGTGATCGCCTGCAGCTTCTTAATGTGCGGCTGGTTGCTGGCAGTGAAGTCACCACGCTCGTTGCGTGCAACCAGGACGGCGAACGCTTCGAACAGCTTCGCTTCGCGCTCGGCCGGAGTCAGCTCGCGCTTCGGCCCGCCTTCGGGCGGTAGCACGTCCACATCACCGGCAGTCGGAATTGCGCCGATGGCGACGACGTCCGGTTCACAGATCGGTGGCACCCATGTCGGCACACCCTTCTCGAACTTGATCGAATGCCCCTTGGTGGTTCGCAGGGTGAAGTTTCGATGCAGGGTGAACATGGACATACGCGCGCTCCCGAAGTAGTTGGTAAAAGGGGGACCGGAGTCCCCCCTTATTCTGGCACGCCCGAATGGTCAGTTGGGGATGGTTTCGTTCGCGCGATCGCGGATCGAGTACCACACCCTGACCGAAGCTTTGCCCGCCGTCGCCAGCGCGCCGGTCGGCGCGAAGTTCATGCGGATGTTCTCGCCCTGACCAACGTAGCCGGTCGGTACGATCGCCGTCCGCGCGAGGGTCATCAGGCTGGTCGAGCCCAGATAGCGCGTTGCGTTGACCGAGTCACCGAGCGTGATCGGCACCGTGGTGCTGCCCGCGAAGGCAGTCTCCACGACGACTTCACCGCCCTGAATGATCGCGCCGGGTGGCAGGTTGATGATGTCGAAGTTGGATGCACCAGCGGTCTTGAAATCCTTCGGCGCGCCGGTGACGTCGACCATCGTGTCGTCCCAATTGATGACGAACTCCGCGAGCAGAGGCCATTGGGCCGAGCGCGCTGCTGTACGTTTCTGTCCCATGTCGGTCTCCGGTTACTGTGCGACGTAGATCGACATCATGCCGTGGTCTTCGACCGTTCCGCCCGAGTACTGCGTGTAGAACTGGGGCTTGAGGAAGCCGAGGATCTTCTGGACGCTGATGCCCTGCTGGTTCTCGTAGTCGAATCCCTTCTCGACCCACTCCGGCGAACCGATGTCGGCCATGCCGATCGCCTGCGCGCCGCAGAAGAGAATCTGGCAGCCGTCGACCGTGCCGGTGGCACCGTACTTCGACCCGCTGGGAGCCAGCCGCGTATTCGGAACGTGCCGAAACTCGTGGAAGTACAGCCCGTCGATCTTCACCGACGTTCCGCTGAACAGGTTGTTCTCGTCGCCACGCGGCTGCGCGTGCCGAACGTTCAGCAGGTACGTCGGATCGAGCTTCAGGTCGGCCATCGCCGTCGGCGACAGGAAGACGTGATACGTTTCCTCGCCACCCTTTTCCTTCACGCCGCGAATGTAGTTGTCCTTCGCGTACGCCTTGGCCTGCACGAACAGCTCCCACGCGGGCTTGTCGGCCGCTGCGACGGCATTCGACGCACCACCGATGATCAGCTGCTTCGCCGTGTTGTCCCAGCGCGCGACGCGCTTCGGCGTCGGCGGCTTGATGTCGGCGGAGAACTCCAGGTACGACAGGTCGGAACCGACGCGGTTACCACCGGAGTTCTTGACCGTGTAGGCGATGCCGCCCATGGTCAGGAACGCCAGCTGGTCCATGCGGTCGGCCAGCCAGTAGGCCAGCACGTCGCGGGAGTTGTTGCGGAATTCGACGATCGACTTCTGGTCGGCCATCCGGCCTTCGTGACGATTCGCGTGGCGCAGCTGATCGATGCGGATCACCTGGTCGAAAGCCTTCATGGCTTCCTCGTTGCCTTCCAGGGTGCGATCGCCAGCGATGCCGTCGCCTTCGAGATCGGTGAGCAGCGTCAGCACCGCACGCGCGCCCTTCTCGGATTTCTTCAGCTCGGTGACGTGCTGAATGACGCTGTTCGCGTCCTTGCCGAGGAACTGATTGATGAACGAATAGTTGCGGGCCTGCTTCCACAGGTCCATCGACCAGACGGTCTTCTGCTCGGTGGTGAGCAGAGCAAAATTGGTAAGTGCCATGGCGGCGCTCCTGTTCTAGGAAACGAGAAAGAAAGTGATGCCTTTTCCTTGCTCGTAGCCCTCTCGCCGCTACCGCGCACTGCGTCCTTAACGGGGACGGTTCGAAGCCTTGTGTCGCCCAGGCTCAGCGCGGAGATTGCACTGTATACCAAAAAGGCATGGGGTCAAGAGCTTAGCTCTTGACCCCACGAGGTTATTTCTTGCCTTTGCCCTTGGGCGGCATCGGCGGCATACCTTTCTTGAACGGCGGTGGCTTGGCCATGGCTTCTCCTAAATGTGGTCTCCGCGCATCTTCGAGAGCTCCGAATCAGGCAGCTTCACGAACTCTTCCCAGTTCATCTTCATGACGGCCGCCGCGTCGAGCGGACCGCCTTCCTTGTCGTGATCGACGCCGACGCCGCCAGTGCTGGCGGGCTGCTTGCTCTTGGCCTCCAGCGCAGTCTTGACCGCCGCCTCCTTGCGCTTGAGCCCGGTGTCCTCGCCCTTAGCCGCCTTACCCACTTCCGGCAGCAGGACCTTGATCGCCTTGGCCAGCGCCATTGGCGCGGACAGCCGCTGCGACTGGATAAAGCCAGTCATCAGCGCCTGCACACTTTCGACGACTTCCTTGTCGTAGTCGTCCGAATCGGGGTTGATCTGCGGATAGTCGACTTCCAGCTTGGCCACCAGCGCGTCGTACTGCACCTCTTCCTTGGCGGCGTACTTCGTCGCCAGCGACTTCTGGTCAGTGCGCCGATCCTGGATCG